CAAGAGTTGTCTTGTCTTCCTCTGCCCCTTCTGAGTTTGTAAGGTAGGATGCGGGCACTTTTAGTGCTGAGAATAATTTATCTCTTAAGTATTTAACATCTTCAATGTCGCCCGTATATGACCCGCCAGGAAGAGCAGTAACCTCTGATGCCGTTGTTCCCCTGACTGGAATAAAATAATCTTCTTCAATAGAAAGTGGGTTATAGCGAAGGTCGACTCTGCCAGTATTTTCGTCAACAACCTGATTCCGCTTCATTTGTGACATGACCTTTTGCATATATTGTTCAACTTCATCTGCTGGAATGCTGCCGACATCGATTTTAAAGACTCTGCGGTCGGGCGCTCGGACGATACGGTATGCCATCATGGCATCCTCAAGGAGAGTAAGCTGGCGCCAGATGCGTCTGGCCGGCTCAAGGACCGATGTTCCGTATGGAACATACTTATCATTACCCAACACTCTGAAGTGGGCCATTTGCCAGTTTTCTAGCGTAAGGCCGGCAGAGTTCCATTGGAACTGGACATAATCTGGGTTCGACTTGTCCTCTCCCTCTAGCCTCTCAACCTCTTGAATGGGCAAGCCAATGACAGTACGAATTCCATATTTTTCATCGACATCCAAATATAAGAAAAAATCTCCATATTTGCACATAGAGCGACACCAACCAAAAAGGTTGTGTTGTATATTCATGATATTATGATAAAGAGAGTGCAGTACGGCTTTAATTTCTTCGTTTGAACACTTAATGGTCAACATTGGCTGGATCTTTGAATGTGTTGTCATCTCGTCGGCATATATATCAAGCGCAGAAGCTATTTCTGGCGTATATTCCATCTGATCAAAGTCAACATACCGTTCGGCACGGTTGTGCTGGTTCATTATTTGAGGTTGCAAATTCCCAAAAGGCAGATAATTACTTCTCTTAAACTGTTGTCCGCTAGCGGATCTGAATTTGCTACCAAACTTGTCTAGCTGATGCCTTCTCAGGCGACGGCCCGTTTGGGTTCTATAATTTACAATCGGACCGGAGAAAAGTTTAGTTAAGTTTTTAAACAATTCCGATCTTGGATTTCTTGGATTTCTTCTATTACTCGCCATTTATTAGCCCTTCAATAACCATAAAAATTCTTTCTGTTGTTCTCTTGCCTCAAGCGCCTCTTGGCTTATCGGACTTATTCTGTGTCCTTCCATGCCGGAAATTGTTGTTGTCATTATCGATTTTGAGGTTTTCATTGCGTCTATCATAACTTTACTATATTCTAAATCTTTTTTATTAACTTCCAATGCCGTATCTCTAACCCAGCACCCTATTGCAAGCGCCATGACCAGGTCATCATGATATGACCTCATTGCTTCTGCTCTGTTGTTGTTCCAAATAAATGTTTTAAACTCCTCAATAGTACGAGAGGAATATATTGTAATTAGTTTATTGCGTATGAACTCCTCCATTTTCGCAATAATCAGTGGTTTTGTCTTCGAAGATGTTGTAAATCCAGGAATAGAGTTGCTAACATTTTCCGCCATCAACGGCTCAATATATTCATGCGAACCTTTGATAGAATAATAAAGATTGGGATACTCTCTATCTTGCAGCTTTTCTAAAATAGATATCCCAAGACTATTATTTTCCACAACCGCCATACAATTTCCATATTCTCTCCCAGTGTTATCAACAATGTGCGCAAATTGCTCCAAGTTGGGCTTACCTCTATATTCAGCCACAACCTCCATTGTATCAATTTTTATAACATGAAATACAGAAAAGTCTGACGCATCTCCCCTTGCTACATCGGCAGCCAAAAGATATGAAAAATCTGGAGAGTGTTTTTCCCAGATCCACAAATTTCTATCAAAGCCAGTTCTATAGGTGGGCTCTTTGGCATCGTTAAGCATCCTTTCGAGATCATCTGGGTGGATGACTGTTTCGCCTGATGCATTAAAGTTGCACTCTAGCTCTTGAGCTATTTGTCGGCGAGACATATTTCTTGTTTCTTTCTCAAACCACGCTTTGTCTCGCTCCGGATGTACATCCCAAGGCAAACTAATTGGGTGGAAATCATTTACATTTTGTTCTGCCTCTACATATATTTTGTGAAACCAATTGCCGATGCCATTTGGTGTTGACAATGCAATACAACGACCACCAGTAGATAGTGTAGGGTAAAGGCCAGTCCACAGGTCGTCGAGGCCTTCAACATGGGCGGCCTCATCGATTACGAGGAGGGAAAGTGCTTCGGAACGGCCTGCATCGCCTGATGTGGATGATGCCTTGACTTCTGAGCCGTTAGTGAGGACAAAAGATGTCCGATTATCAATCTTAATATCAGCTATTCGTAGCCAAGGGGGTAAGCCCTGCATCATCGACTTCACTTTCTTGACTAGGTTTGCTGCTGTCTGGAACTTGGTTGCGATGACGAGAACATTCTTATCTCGGTAAAACAAAAGCATCCAACAGATGTAAGCTGCGGTAATAGTTGAGATTCCAAGCTGCCGCGCTTTAAGTATTACATTAAAACGATAATCATTGAACTCAGCAAGAAGATCATCTTGATACGAATATGTCTTGAACGGTATTAGCCCATGCATTGGGTGGGCGATCTTGGCGTAGTTATTTATAAAATACGAAGGATCCTTGCCGCATTTAATGGTTTCCTTGACAATATCTTTCTTGGAAAGACCAAAAGACATTACTCCGCCTTAAGTGGGCTGTGCACATTCTTTCTGGACATGATTTTTCCACCGCCGACATGAATCGGCTGACCTTGTGCTGGCTTTTTCCTTTTGTCATTCTTTGCCTGTTTTCCCCATCCGCCTAGGCCGAGGAATTCTTTAAACTTTGCATCAACGCTATCTTTACTTTCGTCATCAACAGCGTCAACATTCACGCCACCAATAGTATAATATTGTTTGGCCTGAACCCATGTCCGGACGCGAGATGTGTTTTGGACAAGGGCTTCCATTTCGCCGGATGGCTTAAGAGAGAGAGAATTTCCGGTAATCTTCTTGTATTCCTTTTTGATAAATTTTGCGATTGTTTTAATCATTTGCTCTGTATCGGACTCAAAGTTTTTGTCATGCACATCTTTAAGCTTGACTTCGGCATGATAATGGATACACAGCATGCCGCCCGGAAAGCTTACTCGAAAACCATCCATGATGCGAGAATCATTTATAGGATTCCCCTCTTCTCTCTTAAGTCCGACCTTAACAGGTTCATCATTGTCATCCAGCGCGCCGTCATGACTGTTCGCCATAACTTGGGAAATTCCTCTAACGATTTCTAAAATGGTTGCCATTTAATTGTTCTCCTAAGACATTTCTGATCTCTTGTCTGATTATTGTTTGCAAATTATGTGCCCTTGCTTCATTTGTTGTTGACATAAAAGTTTCTCCAACAGCTTTTTCTAGTGCAGGAGCAAATCCTCCAGTTTTTGGATCTTGATGATAAACCATCGAAGCAAGATGACGATCTATGCTGTGCAAGACTTCTAAAATGTCGTGCGCATGACTGTCCATTTGACTTTTTGTTCCGGTATGCTTTTTTGTCTTTGCCATTTATTCTGGTCTCCAGCCTGCTTCCCAGCGATCTTCTCGCCACTTTACCCATTGAATGTAACATTTGTAACAACAATCAAATTTGTTCATGAATACATCGTCGCGTATTTTGAAAGAATAAGCTCCGCAGACAGGACAAGATCTTTTTGTAGTTTCTCTATTAAGTAGTTTTCTAGACATTAAAATACCATCTACTTCTATTTTCTCGTCTCGATCTTCTGTATCTCTTTCTTTCTCAGCAAGTTTCTTTAGCTGTTCTTCATATTCTTTCTCTTTTTCTTCGTCCCAGTTGCCTCTTGGGTTCTGGATAGTTTCCTCGCCGTACTTCTTGGCGATGGCCTTTTCTACCTTCACTACATAGTTCGGATCTTTATTCTTCATTTTGCCACATGAACGATAAATGCGGTTGTTGCAACGCCTACGGCGGTACCTCCTAGTGCCCACCAAACATTAGTGGCTGGAGAGTGGTTCTTTATTAATTTGTGTAAGTCGTCTATCTCTTTGTCTTTCGCATCAACAATAACCTT